GGATTGTCTCTCCCCTGCCAGCCCTATCCGCCAAATCAAGGTGATGAAGGGCACACAACTGGGGCTCACGGAAATTTTGAACAATTGGGCCTGTTTCAACGTCCATATTAATCCTGGTCCTATGCTCATCGTTTTTCCTACGGTCGAAACAGCCCAAAAGCATTCCAAAAAAAAACTCAATCCTACCCTCAATGCCACCCCGGTCCTCAAGGGGAAAATCAAGGCGGCACGTTCCAGGGGCTCAGGAAACACAATCCTGCTCAAAGAATACCCCTGCGGATCTATTGCCCTGGCCGGGGCAAACAGCGCCGCAAGTTTTCGGTCTGATTCGATCCGCGACCTGGCGTGTGACGATGTTGATGGATATCCGCTTGATGTGGATGGAGAAGGCGATCCCTGCGACCTGGCCTTGAACCGTACCGATGCCCACGCAGATCGAAAGATCATCAAAATTTCCACTCCCACGATCGAAAAAATATCCCGTATCGCAGCCGAGTACGAGGAGTCTGATCAACGGAAATATTTTGTGCCCTGCCCCCACTGCAACCAGAAACAAACCCTGGAGTGGGGCGGGAAGGAGGCAGATTTCGGAGTTAAATTTGAACACAGGGGAAACGTGGTCACAAAAATCTGGTACGAATGTAAATTTTGCCACCAGCCAATTGAGGAACACCACAAAACCTGGATGTTGGAGCGGGGCACCTGGATTGCTCAGAACCCTGGGCACCCGGATGCCGGATTTCATCTCAGTGCCCTCTACTCTCCCCTGGGGTTTCGATCCTGGCAGGATATCGCCTCCGAGTTTCTCAAAGGCCGGAAAAATCCGGCACGCCTGAAACGCTGGGTGAATACCCGGCTTGGCCTGCCCTTCGCGGAGGATGGTTCCCAGCCTGATTGGTCGATTCTCAAGGGCCGGGCTGAGCCCTACAAAATACTGGAGGTCCCCTCTGGCGGGCTGCTCCTCACTGCGGGCGTGGATACGCAGGATAATCGGCTGGCGGTGGTAGTCGTAGCCTGGGGGCGGGGTGAGGAGTCGTGGCTGATCTATTGGGGAGAGCTCTATGGCGATCCTGCTCAGGCTGAGGTGTGGAGGCAACTTGATGAGCTGCTCGGCAGGCCGTACCGGCATGCCGGCGGCGTGGATCTGCACGTTACCTCGGCATGCGTTGATTCCGGCGGGCATCACACCCAGGATGTGTACAATTATTGCCGCCTGCGATCTCCAAGGGTGGCGGCAATAAAATCGGTGAGTATGGCAGGCAAACCGATTGTGGGCAGGCCAACCCTCCAGGATGTGAGCCACAGGGGGGCGTGGATCAAAAGTGGTGTACAACTTTGGCCTGTGGGTTCAGATACAGCCAAAGCCCAGATTTACGGCCGGCTTCGCCTGACTGAGCGCGGGCCCGGGTTTATGCATTTTCCGATCGGCCTGGAGGATGATTTTTACGTGCAGCTCACGGCGGAAAAGCAAATCACACGCTATACCCCCCAGGGCTATCCCACCCTGATCTGGCAAAAAGTGGCCGAACGTAACGAGGCGCTCGATTGCTATGTGTATGCTACAGCGGCGGCGGTCAGGGCTGGCATAACACGGATCAACTGGCGGGATCTGGAGAGCGGGTTATCTCTCGCAGGGGAAGGGCGGCCCCTGTCAGAGGGGGAGAACAAGGAGCAAAAACCGAGGCCGGTGGCCAGGAGCAAGTGGATGTCGTGATCCAGAAGGAAAAAAATTCTAAATCTCAATCCCTGTCGTTTCTGAACGGGTTAGAAACGGTATACGGGAGAGGATTAGTTGAATAACTTTTTTTCTCTTTTTGTATATTTTGGCCCAGTTTTTCGCTGATATCCTTCAATAGTTCGATTCTTTCATTGATTTTCCAATACCAGCACCAGAATTCCCGCATCACAATAAAAATAATTATTGAAACAACAAAAAGTATAATAAATATAAAAGAATTCATATCAATTTTCCTCCTGTTCTACGGTCAGTATTATCGATGCTGATACTTTTACCTCATTGTACCCTGTGCCGGTCAGGGTGATGATATGGTCCCCTGCCGAGAGATTATTTATCTCAAATTCCTCGCTCCCGGTACCTATCTGCCCATCGATATCTGAGGTCCAAACTAACTGGCTATCCATCAGTGTACATTCCTCCCATTTTCCTGACGGGTTAACCCACCTATCCTTGCCGTAGCCATCAAATTTGATTTTTCCCCCCTTAAAATAGTGCGTTTTTCCTGGCTGGGTTATCCTCACCATCGGATATTCGCCACTTTCCTGCACTTCTCCACAGCCAGAACACACCAGAAAACACGCCAAAACAGCCACAAATAACCAGACTTTTCTCACTTTTTTTCCTCCTTTATATGTTTTATGTGAAGTAATAATCGATATTAAATATCAATATAATCCAGTATTGTCAAGCAAATTTTGGAGTAAATACTGAATTTTGTTGATATTTAATTTTAGATAGTGATAAAATATAAGGTGCAGACCTTATAATTCGGCTTTATAAGGTGCAGACCTTATAAAAAATATAAGGTGTAGACCTTATATTTTTGGAGAGAAAAAAATGGCCTATACATCGGTGGATTTGGCCTCAGTGGAGGCGGCAATCACGGCGCTGGCCACAGGTGCACGCAAAGCAAGCGTTTCCCTCAATGGCAAGCGTGTTGACTACGCTCCCGTGGAGCTGGCGCAGCTTCGGGCGCTCCGCGATCAGATCCAGGCGGAGGTTTCCTCCGCTGCGGGCAGGCGGCGCTTTGTGTTGACCAGCACGAGCAAAGGTTTTTGAATTTGGGGAGAAAATTTTGAGCGGATACCTCAGAATAGTTGATGCCCACGGCAAACCTATCCCGCGGGCATCCCTAGATTACGAGGCCGCCAGCGCCACCCGGCGCATTGGCACCTGGGGTACATCTCTGTCCGGCCCCAACACTGCGCTCTGGGGCAATCTCAATACTCTCCGCTCCCGTGCCAGGCAGTTGGTCCGGAATAATTCACTGGCCGAAAACGGGATTGAATCCCTGGTTTCCAACCTGGTCGGCACAGGGATTACCCCCAGGTGGCAGATCAAGGATCAAACCCTCAAATCTAAAATCCACGAGCTGTGGGCTGACTGGACCGAGGAGGCCGACTTTGACGGGAATTGTGATTTCTACGGCCTGCAATCCCTGGTAGCCCGCTCCCTGGCCGAATCCGGAGAGGTTCTGGTGAGATTTCGGACGGTACAAACCAGTACCGTACCCCTCCAGCTCCAGATGTTAGAGGCGGATCACCTGGATGCGACCTATGACTCGGTGGCACCCAATGGCAATCAAATCCGGATGGGTATTGAGATTGATGGCCAAGGTAAAAGGGCGGCCTACTGGCTGTTTCGGGATCATCCGGGCGAAACTTTTCTTTTCAGCCACGCCTCGGAGCGGGTACGGATTCCGGCCTCTGAGATTTTGCACATATTCCGCCCCCTCCGGCCCGGCCAGATGCGCGGGCGGCCCTGGCTATCCACGGTCATCACAAAATTGTACGAGCTCGATCAGTACAACGATGCCGAGCTTGTGCGGAAAAAAACAGCCGCCATGTACGGCGGATTTATCCTTGAGCCCCCCGGCGAATCTGCCGACCTTCTGCCCCTGGGAGTGAAACAGGATGATGATTCCCTGGGGCGCACGGTTGTGGCTATTGAACCTGGTACTTTTCCTACCCTTCCGCCTGGCTACGACGTGAAATTTTCCCAGCCCGCCGACGTGGGCGGCAACTACGAGGCATGGGAAAAACAGCAGCTCAGGGAGGTGGCCATAGGCATCGCCGGTATCACCTATGAGCAACTCACCGGCGACCTGACCGGCGTGAATTATTCCTCGATCAGGGCCGGGCTCCTGGAGTTTCGCAGGCGATGCGAAACTCTTCAGTGGCACACCCTGGTTTTTCAGGGTTGCCAGCCGGTAGCCAGGCGCTGGATGGACCTGGCTGTAGGGTCAGGCGTTTTGCAGATCCCGGGCTACTATGCCAGCCGCAGGGTCTATACCCGTATTGACTGGCGACCTCACGGCTGGAAATGGGTCGATCCTCTCAAGGATGGCCTGGCCGCACAGTTGGCGGTGCGGTGTGGATTCACAACCCGCTCGGCGGTGGTGGCCGAACAGGGTTATGACGCCGAGAATGTGGATCAACAAAATGAGACGGACAATTCCAGGGCTGATGGCCTGGGCTTGGTGTATGACTCCGACCCACGGAAAACACAAAAAACAGGCGCGGCTCAGGCCGCCGAGAATACGGTCACAACAGCAGCCGTAAAAGAATAGAACAGGCTGCAAACAGGCCGCAGACAGGAGTGTATATGGCACACAATCACAACAGCAAAACAGATCCAAACGAGCCATCCTGGGGCTCCGTGGACAAAACCGCCCTCCCGCGGGTGGCCTTCGCCGATCAGGGAGAGGCGGGTAAAAAATCGACTTGGGGCTACCCGCATCACCATATCAAGGGCGGCACAAAAAAAAATGCTGCCGGAATCTGGACTGACGGGGAAATGTACCTGAACCGTGAGGGTTTGAATGCCGCCTGGTCGGCGGCAAACGGAGCCAGGTCAGGTCAGAAAGCCCCGCAGCCGGTACTTGATCACCTCCAGACGCACAGGCAGGCGCTGGGCATGGATAAATCCGGCTCCTCGGCAGTAGTTGAGGATGCTATCAGGCGGGCTCAGACTTTCGGGCAGATGCGGAGGCTTGCATCATGAGCGACTTGGCCACCTCTTTTCTGGCTGCCAGGGTTTTCAATACGCCCCTTATGATTACCTGGGCTAAAGCTCAGGTAATTATAGGAGTGTTGAGCCCTCACTTTGGCCTGGAATCGGGTCTGCCAATTCAGCCAGGGCCGACGCCTCCAACCCAGGATGCAGTAGTCAATCTGGCCACACCCGCACGGTACCGGGCCGAGCAGGATAATCCCGACGGGATCGGCGTGATACAGATACATGGGACGCTGGTACACCGTACCGGTGCCCTGTTGTCGGCATCGTCAGGGCTGCTCACCTACAACAAAATCCGGGCTCAGTTTGCCGAGGGTCTCAACGATGACTCTGTTACCTCAATTTTGCTGGATATCGACTCATTTGGCGGGGAGGTGTCGGGGGTGTTTGACCTGGCTGATGATATCTATCAGGCCAGGGGGACCAAACCGATCTACGCGATCGCCGATGAGAACGCCTACTCCGCAGCCTATGCCCTGGCTAGTGCCGCGGACAAAGTTTACCTGCCCCGTACCGGCGGGGTCGGATCTATTGGCGTGATCGCGGTGCACATCGATCAGTCGGGATTCAACAGCAAAATCGGGGTTGTTTATACCCCGATTTTTGCGGGAGCCAGAAAAAACGACTTTACCCCGCACGCAGCCATATCTGACATGGCATTGGGCGTAGCCCAGAAGGAAATTGACCAAACTTATAATTTATTTGTCGAAACCGTAGCCCGCAACCGTAACCTATCACCTGTAGCAGTACGGGCGACCCAGGCCGCTCTCTACCAGGGTCGGGATGCAGTGAAAGAGGGCCTGGCTGATGGAATCGCAAATTATAGCCAGGTCATTGAAATGCTTACGAATTTGAACAACAAAAAAGGAGAAAAAAAATCCATGTTCAATATTGGAAAAAAAGCTGCTCCTGTAACACCCGATGTTGCAGGGCAGGCAGAGGATCAAAAACCTGCCGAGCCCGGCTATGTACCGGCACGGTCCGAGGGATATAAGGAGGGAGTAGAGGAGGGTATCGCCTGGGAACGCGCCAGGTGCGTGCAGATCCAGGAGCAACTCGCAGCGGTCAGCCGCCTGATGGCGACCCCTGCAGCCGATGCCCTGCTCAATCAGCTCCTCAAATCAGGTATTTCCCCTGAGCTGGCCGGGCAGCAAATCATTTCTGCCCTTGCGGCTACTCAGTCAGGCCCCAGTATCCGCTCTACGGTCAGCGCGACTTCAACCGGCGAAATTAATCCCGTAGTTGCCGAAGCCCGGCGCAGGGCTCAGGCAAACCAGGCAAACCAGGAGAGGAGAAACTAACACATGCCTACGGATACGATTCAAACCAGAAATATTTCCAGCATCATCAAAAGTGAGGCTGACAATTATTTTTCACGTGAAAAAATCACTGTTCTGGCCGCTCAGGTATTGGCCATAGGTACGGTGTTGGGAAAAGTTACGGCTGGCGCAATGCCCACCACGGGAACCAAGGTCGGCACCGGAAACGGTACCTGCACCGCCGTGACCGGCGGAAAAAATACCAAAGTGGGCACTTATACGATCACCTGCATCCAGGCCATCGCTAACGGCGGGATATTTGAGGTCATAGGCGTAGGTGGTGAACATCTTGGTACTATAGGCATTACCCCTGGCGCAGGGCTGACCGGCGTATACACTTCCGATCAGATCAATTTTACGATTACTGATGGTAGTACCGATTTTATCTACGGGGATTATTTTACGGTATCGGTCCCTGCCGGTGGCGGGCAGGTGAAAATTTTGGGGCTCACCAGCGTTGACGGGTCTCAGATCGCTGTTGGCATTCTCGGCCCGTATGCAGTCACCGCCGCCGCTTCAGGGCAGCGGACAGTGGCCTATACCTCTGGTGGCACCTACGAAATTATGCCCGGTGATTATGTTGTGGGTGCAACTTCAGCAGCCACGGCCAGGGTAGTTTCGATCACCCTCACCTCCGGCACGTTTGCCGGTGGCGATGCGGCGGGGGTCATCACGGTCGATGGCCAGGTCGGCACGTTCCAGTCGGAAAATCTCAACGTGCTCGGCAATAGCAATGTGGCCACAATCGCCTCCGATACCTCGGCAGTGGCCGCGGCAGATACTGCAGGGGTTATGTTTGCTCGTAGTTGCCAATATGTTGATGACTATCTGATTTGGCCCACCGGTGCCACGGCAGCACAAAAAGCCACGGCCAAGGTGGAATTGGCGGCCCTTGGAATTGTTGAACGGGATCAAGCCTAGTCAGACCTGACAGGGCCATTGCCCAGTCAGGTACAGGAGAAAAATATGGCACTTCTAAATCCATTCGGGACTGACGCTTACAATTTGGTCAGTCTGTCAGCGGCCATAAATATTTTGCCAAATAATTATGGCCGGCTTCGGGAAATGGGTCTGTTTCCCGAAAAATCAACCACGCTTCGCAATATCATTGTTGAGGAGAAAAACGGTACACTAAATCTCCTCAAAACAATGCCGGTTGGCTCCCCTGGCCAAAAAGCCGACCGCAGCCTGCGGAAGGTCAGATCACTGATCGTGCCGCACGTGCCTTATGATGATGAAATTTTACCCCAGGAGTATGAGGGAGTGCGTGCTTTCGGTACTGAAAACGAAACCGACTCGCTTGCAGGTATTGTAAATGATCACCTGCAAAACATGCGGAATAAACACGCCATCACCCTGGAGTGGCTCCGATTAGGGGCATTAAAGGGTATCATTTATGATGGGGATGGAAGTACAGTTTTGTACAATTTATACAACGAATTTTTGATCAAACCAAAAACAATTGATTTTGTTTTTGGTACGGCTACCACGGATATCCGCGGAAAATGCCTGGAGGTAAAGCGCTGGATCGAGGATCATCTGTTGAGTGAGGTTATGCAGGGCGATCCGCGGGTTTTATGCAGCCCTACTTTTTTTGATGCGCTTACTAACCACGCGACCGTCCGCGAGGCCTATATTTTCTGGCAGGGCGGGGCGAATCTGCGACAGGATACGCGCAAGGGCTTCCCTTACGGGGGCCTGATGTTCGAGGAATATAACGCCATCGTATCCGATATCAACGGCACCCCGCGTAGTTTTTTTGCAACAAAATACGGTATTGCTTTTCCAATGGGCACGATGGATACATTCCGTACATTTGTCGCTCCGGCGGACTTTATCGAAACCGTGAACACCCCGGGTCAACTTCTCTATGCGAAGCAAAAGGAGAGAGATTTTGGCCGCGGAATTGATATCCACACCCAGTCAAACGTGCTGCCTATCTGTCTGCGGCCCGGCGTGCTGGTGACCGTGATGAGCAGCACCTGATGGGTTTCGAGGATGATCTGGCCGACAGCCTGGCCGATTTGTTTGAGTTTGCCGGTCAGGAGGCAATCCTGACCAGGGATATGATTGATACGGCCTGCCACGTGGATGTGATTCGCGGGGTTGATCTCCAGCCCGGCGGTTTCATCGCTCAGGTGAGTGGGGATTCAACCGTGATTGAGCTTTTGCTTTCTGAAATCCTCACGGAGCCGGAGAGGGGTGATACAATCACGGTGGGCTCTGTGGTGTACACCGTGGAGTCGATCGCTGAAAACGACGGCTATTGCGTGAGGGCAGTAGTGAGGCAATGAGGTAGCTATGGCCGGATTCTATATCCAAATCAAGGGCCTGGAGGACGCACAAAAAATACTGGCCGGTATTGCGGACGGCAGCAAAAAGGCCATCGTCCGGGCACTCAACAAAACTGTCGGGATCCCGACGGGTGGGGTGCAGTCAGATGCGGTCAAGGCGGTGGCCGGAAAAATCAATCTCACTCAAAAGGACATCAAGAAAAGTTTTGAGGTAAAAAAAGCTACCTACACGGACCTCTCGGCCTACGTTCGGTCCACAGGCAAGCCCACGCCACTCGGCAGATTTATCCGCACCCGTCAGACCTCGAAGGGTATTTCGGTGCAGGTCAAACGATCGCGGCCGCGGACCGTGATCAGGCACGCCTTTTTCATTACTGCCAAAAAAGGCAGTTACAAGGGGGTTTATTGGCGGGTTGGCAGGCATCGCTACCCGATCAAACAGAGGTACGGGCCGCGGGTGCCCGATATTTTTGAGAATACTGAGGTCATGCAGCCGATTCTCCAGAAAGCCCAGGAACGGCTGGATAAAAATTTCAATCATGAGGTTGAATTTTTGTTGGAGACCAACAAATGAGTACAACGATCAGAGAGCAAATTATTGCGGCTACCACCCTCAAGCTGGCCGATATCCTGGTGTCTAACGGCTACGCTACCGGCATTGGCGCACGAGTGGAGCGGGTGCGGCCTGTTTTTCAGCCCGCGGAGCTGCCGGCAATCTCAGTTATCCCTCAGCCCGAAACCGCGGAGCGGCTCTACGGCAAAGTGATTTGCACGATGCCCGTGGTTTGTGAGGGGTTTGCCCTGCACGGCACGGATAATCCGTCTGTTGTGGCTGAGAAAATCCTGGGCGACCTGATAGCCTGCCTGACAGGGATCGAGAGGCTGTTGGGGTTTACCTCCGGCGGCACCTACCAGATTGTGCCCGGCGATGTAATCACCGGCGCAATCTCCGGAGTCACGGCCAGGGTGATAGCCGTAACGGTTATATCCGGCACCTGGGCTGGTGGCGATGCGGTCGGGGCCTTGAGGCTCCGTCTGCAATCCGGTACGTTCCAGGCAGAAAATCTCAATATAGGCACCCACCTCAATGTGGCCACGATTAGTGCCAACTCAATTTTGATCCCCTGGCTGGGAGGGCTGATTGAGGATATTTTTTACTCCGGCGGCGGCACTGAAGCCTACCCCGAAAGTGGGGCTGATGTAACCGGCTGCCCCGCCACTTTTGCAATCAAATACAAAACCCTGCTGGGAAATCCGATAGCCCAGTAATTTTGAGGAGAAAAAAATATGGGAACATGCGCAAACGGAGGCCTCTATTATGAGGGCGGCCAGACTGCTATAGCAATGGCCGCCTTGACCGATTCGGGCGATCATAAAATTTTCAGCTCGTCGGTGACTAAATTTTCCCTGAAATCCGGCTACACGCCAATTGTGCGGCCAAACGGCCTGATTACCGGCGGGGCCGCAACCCCGACCGTAACCAACAATCAGGTGGCAATCTCGGCCCTGACCAGCTATCTGATTGGAGTGTTGACCTCAGTTGCAGGCGGCAACCTCACAGTCACCCGCGGGACTACCAACGGGTACATGATCAATTCACTCACAATCACCAGTGCCGGGGCATTGGCCAACGTAGCTGGCACCGAATCTACTGCATTTTCAGAAGTTCGTGGGGCTGCGGGTGGGCCTCCCTTTATCGCCGTGGGCTCGGTTGAGATCGGCCAGGTCCGGTTTACCTCGATCACCGCAGGCGTGGTACTGGCCAGTGAAATTTTTGCAGTCATCGGCTTCCATCAGGAGCGATGGGACTATCCTGCCTGGGTAGTCAATGAGGAGGCGGGAACAATCACTCTCCTGGCTGCCCTGCCCTTGTCTCACACGGGTTCTTTGCCAAAACGGGTTTACGGCGCATTCTATGAGCCGATTTTTGTCAAACTGGAAAACGTGGCCGATGTAGTTCTGCCCGAAATTTCTCACTCCCTGGCCTCCAAGGAAGTTTACGGCGGGGCAATCGGCGCGGCCTCCCAATCGATTGGCCAGGCAGGGTTCACGGCCTACCTGGAAAATGGAATCTCCGACCCTTTCCTCTACCAGAAAAACCAAAATATCTGGTTCAAGTGGTATCCCGATATTAACGCGGGCAATTATGCCGCATTTTGCGGCCTGGTAGGGCTGGGCAGGGTTTTCCCGGCAGGAGATGTAATTTCGGCAAAAGTCACGGTTTCCTCTGCGAAAGCGGCTACGGAGGTAATCGCCTGATGGGATTTGATTTCAGAAAATTTCTGGGAACGAATTTTGAGCCCCGCCAGGAAACCATCGTACTATCCGACCTGCGGGATTTTTTCGGAGAGGGAGAGCAGCCGGAATTTGTGGTCAGGGGTCTCACTGGCCACGAGCTGGGGAGAGTCCA